ATCATTTCGCAGCTTTTGTAATCGAGACTCAGAGTGCTATCACGATACAGATTCTCGAGCCATCTTTTGAATTGGATGAACTCGATGTCTCGGTCATTATGGAACACATCGATCCACACCCTGAAGTGAAAAATGTGACGATGAGGATAACCAAGGAACGATACATCATATTCATCTCCGGTGGCTAATGCAGGATCTGTTAGCGCAGCAGGATATTTATGTACACCTTCTTTACAGAAAGTCACCCAAATTTGTCTTTGTGCTGCCGACATTATACGTTCTATTTGTTCGCGTTCTGAATTAATCACTGCTGTGGTCTCCGTAAAAATTCCCAGGATACAATTCGAGCAATAGCAGCAGCTTTATCTTCAGTCTCGTCAGGAATGATATGATGCTTGGTGATGCTGCGATCATTCTTGCTGTCGTATGTGCGTACTTCTACAATCATACCACCTTCGGCTGCTGCCACTTTAAAATTGATAGGGCGGGTCAGGTCAATTTCTTCACTGGTGCAAACAACTGAGTCTCTTTCCATTACATTGCTATCTCTTAAACTGCTTGGAGCTTTAGTCTTCTTGTCCAGGTAATCCTGTTCGGCTTTGAGTTCAGGATATACAACACCTGCACGATGCCAGCACCAACGTGCTTTACGATAAAACCATCGATCTAAAAATTTCATGCTATTACTTTGTCCTTTGTGTATCGAGACCATGCAGTATAGCGGTCTCTATTTTGTAAGTCGTGTAGATTGTGACACCAAACACCCGGGTTGGTTGCTGCAAAGTCTCGATCGTCTAGTTTGATTGTGGCATTGTATCCCAGCAGTTTCATGTAAGGCAACTTGACACTGATCATAGGGATAAAGTTATCATGCTCAATCAACATAGATTCTGCTAAGCCCTCAACACAGGTCACATCTATATCCAAGGTACACATATAGTTCCGTTCATCCTGCAACACTTCCAGGACCATGACCTCCCACGCATGCCATGCGCTGTAGTCATCTGTGGCTATCATTGGGAAACTTTGATTGGCACCAAAGTAGATGTGTTCGACTTCGTTAACCCGGGCCTGACCCAATATAGATTCAGCCGGCTGAATGCCAACTACAAACAGGGTTTTCATGCCCAAGGCAGGAGTATGTTCTACTTCGGTGCCTACGAAATATCTGACATCATCGTGACCTGCTCTGTTCATACACTTTCTTCTAGTTTGTTATATTGACTGTGTGCGTTGACAGCACGTTTTCCGGTAAAGCCGCGTGTTCCTACCACCCGTTCCCATACTTTAGCATGATCTACAATAATTTGCAAGCTCTTCTGGCGATCCCGGGCAGCAAATATCCGATCAATAATCTTGGCTATGTCATAGTCAGGGTTATAAGGATGTACCATCATGTCTGGGCATACACCCGAATCAAACATACGATTGGCACGTTGTACAGCTTCGATGTGTGTCCAAACATTATGACCCATAAGCAAGGCATAGCTGAAACTATCCCACGAAGTTTTACCTTCCTTACCAATCTTGTTCAAGTCACCTGGCTTGTAATAACACACATCCGAAATCTTCATACGGCTTGTAATAGGTGAATCTTCAAAATTAGGATGTATTGTTTCGGCATCCTTGGGATTTTTTTTATCTTGTCTGACAGCGTCACCAAACGATCTTGAGTCTGTGGCATACTTCTTATCGTCCACAGTAGGGCTCATGTTATAACTCCACTTCTTACGATTCTCAGTAGTGATGTTGTGATACAGTTGTCCATTAGCAGTTGCCAAGAACGGACTAGCACAGTCAAAACTGATAGTGAAGTTGGGATTGTGATACTGTCTAACGCTACGTTGAATGACCGTAAGTAGCACAGCCCACTCTAACTTGCTTGTACCCAAGAAGTGCATCCAGTCGTGAATGCCAGTCTCCAACAAATGATCATGTATCAAGTGTACCAGGCGTTTAAGAACTAACTCAACATCACACATGTTCTGCCCTCCCATGCCCCATCCATTGAAGTGATTGGTGTATTTGTTGGGATCGCAGTAGTCTTTCATTGTGTCGTACCAAAGATCTGCTTCGTCGTGATTACCACCCTGCAACACGTTTAGGATTTTGGTTTCACCGTAGCGATTGGCCATCCAGTATTCGTTGTTGAACTTGGTGGCCGACACAGCATCGTCATAACTGTGAATACCACACAAGGCTGCTGCTTTGGGATCTCTATAAGTCCAAGTGGGAATATCCATGGTCATGCCGTGTGTGGCAATACCCATTTGCCATTTAAGCACAGCTTCGCGTTTCTTTTCTGCTGCCTTGTCCTTGGGATCAGCCCAACGGCCTGGCCACACACCTTTGGCAATCTGGAACCCACCTGAGTCGGCCAACATAATAGTGTCAGCTTCTCTGTTGCGAACCATGTCTTCTTTGGCCACAAACTTGGTCAAGTCCAAGTCTGCGTGTCCTGCACTATACAAACTGTACTTGTACGGGAACAGACCCTTCTGCGGATTCAACCAGTTGAGTTGTTCCATGTCAGGTATACCTGCGGGCATACGGGCAGCATCAACATAATTTTCAGTACGTTGACGCCCCACATAGTTGGCATAGAAACTCGAAATTGCTGGCAAAAATACAGCGTAGTCTTGTTGATTGGCTGTAAAATCGTGTTGTTCAATCATTTTTGTTGTGCAGGCAACACATAATTGTATTCTGCAACACCAGAATTGACGGTAATTTGGGCAGCGCCGTCATCGCTGAATTTAACAATTTTGTCACCTGTTAGGTCCATGATGCTGATAAATTGTTTGACAGGATAGGACCAAGCACGTTTCAATGAACCGGATATGCCTGCTTGGAATACAAACTCGCCGGCATGTGTTGAATGGTCACCAAAGTAAAACTTTAAATCTGTACCATCTGTTTTAACTTTGAAATTGAGTTCTTCTGCATTGGCACTGGCCTGCATTTTTAAACGCATAGTGCTGGCTACAGTTGGCTCAAACTCCACGTGCCAAGTGACACCACGGAACTTGGGAGTTTTAATTTTTTCTGCAACAATTTCACTTGTCATAAAGCGATAGTCGTTTTTAAAGTCGCCGGCTGCATTTTGAAAGTGCAGACCTACCGGTTGTTGTTCGCCGTTGCGATCTTGTCTAACAATGCCAATTTGTGCATTTTCTTTATACTCTTGCAAGTTCAAAACAACTTTGAGCTTGTTCAAGTTAGGCATACCAAATGTGCCAACAAAGTCAGCAATTGGTGCTTGGAATTTGGCATCAACAACTACTGAACGATCTTCTGCTACGCCAGCAACAACAGTTTCGGTAGCATCACCGGTGATTTTAATAGTGTCAATACAGCCCAGATCGTATGTGTGTTCTACCAAGTCTAACAAGTGGTCTCTCATGTAATTTCCTTTAATGTTATTTAGATTTGCAATTAGTAATTGTAATATTTTTATCGGCCAATGTCTACCACTTTGGCCAAACTCTGTCCACCTCTTAGAGAAAACAGCGTGCCAGGTCGTTTTAGTTCAATCCAGGTTGTGCTGTTGTCCATTCGATATCGTTGTCTCACTTGATAACCTATTTGTTGCGCATGAGCCAGCACATGTCGGCCAGGCGTATAGCACATGAAACTGCGTTCGGCCAAGGCAGCAGCTCCTGCATGGTCACAGTCATTGAATGTAAAAGCCACAACACCGCCAGGTTTGAGTTTTTGATAAATTTCAGTTAGATATTGATTGACGATCTCCTGTGGTTTGTAGTTGAAAAAATTGTAAACCAAACAAAAACCAAACTGATTATCTGGCAAGTACTCCAAAATAGGATTATCTACCGACTCTGCCACTGTGTAAGTGCGTAAGCGTCGTTGGTATTGATCGTTGAATCTCAACACAGCTGGATCTAATAGTTCAGACATAGGTGCCACCAGATACAAGGGATCGTGCCCCACAAGATAAGTGATCCATTCTTCGCGCCCAGGATTTATGATCATGCCAGCATGGTGCCAATCGCCGTGTGCTTGTATACGTGCTGTAATATAACCAGCTGCATCAGGTGTTATTTCAATGCGGCGATTCAGTATGTACTCAGCAGTGTCATGAATCATTTCCTGGCTGTAGAGCCTGAGGCTTTCGGCAAAGTAGGCTGGTTCCATCTGTTGAATCAAGTGCAAAATTTCATCCTTGATATCTTCAACTGTGTGTTCAAAATGATCAATACTGCCCAAGACATTTTTGTAGTCTTGACTCAGACGATCCACTAGATGTGTGAGCTGTATGTCGTTTGACTTTACTGTATGCAACACAGGAGCCAAACGATCGTGTGCAACTAGCACTCCGTTTAACGGAGTCATTCCATCCAGATGATTCTTATAAGCAATTATATCACTCAGTTTCATTTAGAACTCAAATAAATTTTCAAACGTATTGCTGGTATTGGTCGACGATGCTAGATCCCAGTCCAACACACCCAACAAGTTATCAACTTTGCCGTCGATAACTGTGGCTTCCATCTCTGAATCATCAAACGGCAGTTCTGTAAACCACTTGGGTAGATGCTTTTCGTCTGTGGGATATCCAATACTGGTCCATCCCAGAGGATTTTGACGCAGCTTACATACAATAGTTTTCATACCATCTGTGACGGCCAGACTATAGTTATCCCCGTTCATGCGTCGCATGTTGTTCCAGTTGATGGCTGCACGAACATGTCCTGGCATGTTGGCTCGACCTTCCTTGTCTTCTTTCTTGCCATACATGGTCAAGTTGTTTACACGCTTGGGACTACCTTTCTCCCAACCTGGTCGCTCTTTGAACAGGTATTTAAATTCACGAATCTTCTCGATGATGGGATCTTTAGTGGCACCATTGAGTACATGGTTCAGAATATCACTAAGAAACTCTTGGATGACCTTGGGTGTGTCAGTACGCTTGAGATCCAAGCCCATTACTTTGACCTTACCTGGCTTGCCGCCTACATCATACCGTTTGTCATCCTTGTCATAGAACAGCACAGCATAACGTTTCTTGGTAATGAACAGCCCCTTACTGGCAACAATTTCTCGACCACCCTGGATGATTGCACCCATCTCACGCGGACAATGGAATGCCTGTTCCATGAATCCAGGAAAGCTAATGTTGACTTGTTCAGCAATACTGTTGTACAGGGCAATAACAGTATTCCTATCCCACATCATGCGACCTTCATCAATCTCTTTCTTCAATACGGGATACGCTGAAAAATAGCAGCTATCTGTATCACCATAAATGATGGCATCGCCTACATGGTCGTACCGCCCAGTAATACATTCGTTAACATACGCATCCATGTGTCGAGCAATGGACCGCCCGGTAAGGGTAGTACTTTGTCCAATTCGCTTATCAAAGAAACGGCAACCAGGGTTAAGAATAGCACCATACAGACTGTTGAGGTTAATTTTTTTGACCAATTGCCGCTTGTCCCAGTATTCCTCTTGCTCATGATCACCTGCTTCTTTTGCTTTAACCAGTGTGGCCTGCATCTCCTGACGTTCTTTGTACCAACGTGCAAGTAATCCAGGAATGATACCTTGTTTCTCGTATGTAAAGATAGTGCCATTGGCACTCATGATCCAAGGTTTGTTGCTGTTGAATATAATGGACCAAATCTCTGCTGCTGACATTACGGATGTCTCCCCGTTTTGCCAATCAACAGTAATTTCAAAGCCACGATTCTGTTCCATGACTGCTGTATACTCCAGCGTACCAAACAGGCCTTCCCAAGCCAGTGCAAAGCTCGAGCCGCTGGCCATTCGTTCGGCAATATAGGCATCAGTTGCTGTGAGTCGTAGTTGACCCACAATGGTCTCTGGTCCCATGTTAAGAGCACGAATCGCTGACGGATACAGACTTTTAATATCAATTGACCCAATGTCTTGATGCAGTCCTTTCTTGGGATATGCAACATACGCACCAGCTGCTTGTGTGTTTTCTTTGTCGCCAAATGCTCGACGATTTGGAACAACCATGCCACGAGCATGTGCTTCGTTGATGATGGCCTGCTCAGTCACAGCAACCGCACCCATAACAGTTGGCAGCAGCACTGTGTTTTCGTGTGCAATTGTGTTGGCCAGATCTAAAAACTTTAGTTTCTTGTCAATCTTGTTCAACAACACAACGTCTTGTCTGTTGTACTCAATAAAAGTTTTAAAGTTCTGATTATACAGTTGATCCAAGGTGCCTTCGTACACTGTCTTGCTGCCTAATTCTTCGTACTCACCAATGGCATCTAGGCTGTAGCTGTGTCGTTCTTCGTAGGTGTACTTGCGATACAGTTGCATATAGTCCAGATGCACACGACCTGATATGTCAAATGTTAAACTTTCTTTGCCGTAGCGTTCGAATGTGCGTGGCTTGGGTAGTTGTCCCCATAAACAAAAACGTCTAGTATCGTCCTTGCTCAAGATGCGTGTCACCCGGTTGACAGTATAGGGAATATCATAACCTTCACTGTTCCAACCACTCAACACATCTGCATCATCAATCAAGTTCAAGAAAGTATCTAACAGATCTGCTTCCCGATCAAATATAAATGTGTTGTCAAACTCAGCTGCAATTTCGCGAGCAGTTTCCATGCTGATACTGTTGGGCGGGATAGCCAAGGTAATCAATTGGTCCAGCCAGTCCAAGTAAATGGTAATTGCTGTAATGGGATTGAACGCTTCTTCTGTGCTGGAAAAACCACGCTCTTTATCAAAGTCAGTTTCAATGTCAAAGAAAGCTGTGTGTAGTTTGGGACCTTCTGCACCAAGAAAGTTTTCTGCCAGACAACGGAACACAGGATTGATATCAGCTTCGAATGTGGTCTTGCCTGAATACATTCTGAGTTCTTTGCGGAACTCCTTGTTGTTGCGGCAGCTGAAACGACCTACTGGGTCGTCAAAAATACTACGAAACTTGCCTTTGGGATCTTCGTAATAGAAGATATAATTTGCTGGATACTCTTGATATTTACGAACGCCATTGATGCGTTCTACTACGTGGATTCGATCCTTATCGCGATCGAACAATGCATCTACATATGACATAACTCTCCTTAGCGACTTATGGCTCACCTGACCGTGTACTTGCCCGTAGAGTGGGCGATTCTCGTTACTATGTACTAATTATCATTCTTGCAAGGCCGATGCAATCAATTATGATCAAACATGCATAATTGGCCAACAGTCCAAAACTACCTCTTGTCCAACAAGTCCAGGCAGCAGCACAACAGCCACTGATGAATATTGTATACAGCGGGATCACCGGAATGGTAGGTACTGTGGCAGCAAAGATGATAGCACTGACGAGGCTGCAGGCCCAGGAAAATACTTCTGCATAAAATCTCAGAGGCCATTCAGCGTGGTCCCGTTTGATATATTCCCAGGAACCTGCAAGCAACGTGATCACAGCGTTTTGCCAACCGTGGTTAGAATGGTTTCTAACAGTTCGTGATCACTTTGCTCTTTACCAAATTCAGCCTTGTGTGCAAGACGGATTGCTTTCTTCAAAATGCCTGGTTTGATTTCCATTTCTTCAGCAATGGCTTTGATAGTATCACTGAGCCCAGCATTGAGTGTTTCTACTTCGTGCATGACCGTCATGCCTTCGTTGATGATTTGTGTAAGTTTGGCTTTTTGTTCCATCGAAAATACGCGATCTGACATGTGTAACTCCTAGTGTAAAACATTATTATACACTAGTGTTTTGTTAAATGCAATGGGTTTTTGGAGAAGTCCCCACTTTTGCAATCAAGGGTAGCGAATCCTAATCGCGGGTAGCGGGGAACCCAGACGCCTTAGGCACAGTAAACTGTGACGGTCCTAAGTGTATTCTATTTTTGAGCTATAACGTGATGCATGCCAGTTAAGTTCGTCTAGTTGTTCACTAAATCCCATACCTTCTGCACCATACCGCACTGAAGGATTCTTTTTGTTTTGTTGTTTAAGTTTTTTCAATACAGCGGGTAAATCATCTGTTATACGGAATTCCCATCCTTGATTTCTGATGTATTGGAACGGATCAGAGATTGCTACTTGCTTGACTGGCATGCCAGGGTTACTACTAAAGTATTCACCTGTTGGTAATTTCTTAAAATTTCTAGCGTCAAATACAGTTAAGTATGTTTTTCGACTACGCATTGCAGGAATATCTTTTTTATCAAACCACACAATAGGTTGGCCTGGGCCATACTGTGCTACGTAACGAGTTTGGTTTGCATTACCAGTTGCGTACAATGCGGTAAACACAGGATCTCCGGCATACACACCAGTCATCTTACCTGTGTATTCTTTTGGTATAGATGTATCTTTATCAAACTGGCCGCTTGAACTAAAATCATCGGTATGGTAGTATGTTTGCATATTTTTACCAAAATCAGCAATAGGCTTACTATCTATTCTAGTAACAGTATTGGTAGCTGACTCGTTAAAGAATTCTCTTGCTCGCATTATTTTCCTGCTGCCTGTAGTGCTGCACCATTGTTGAAGCTCTGACTGTGACTGTTGGGAACACGTTGCTTACGCTTGCTCCAGGCATAGCCGGCACGATGTCCTGAACAGTCTTTGGTACAAGGACTACCTAAGAAGTCTAGTTCATCCAACTGCTCGTGCATGTGATCCATGCCTAGGATTATTTGTACATCATGCACAGATGTGTCAGCGCGGTGTGCTACTGCTTCAATGTCTTTGTCATCAAGTTGACCCACTGCACGATATCCGTGCGATTTCATTACGTCAGCTGTGGCATTCATAACAGTGCGTACATAGTCTGCTGTACGTTCGTCAAGCTGCGTGTCTTTAATGACAAATTCATGAGCTCGCATGTTATCTTCCAAACATCATTTGGAACCACTTGGTAGTGCCAGGTTCAAGACCTTGATCTGTTATTTCTTGTGGAGTGAATTTATTGACTATGCGATCTTTCAATCCTGCTTGCTTCTTTATTTCATGTACAGGATCGTCAGGATCAAGATAACAGTCATCAGTGGTATCTTCGCTGTAGGTTTCGGAACGTATTCTGTATTCTCGAGTCATGTTGGTGCGTAAGGGTTGCGCTTCCAGTCAGCATCCATAGGATGTTCAGGATACACTGGATAGTCCATTATCTACAGACCCGGACATTGCGATTCACGCGATACTGTGGATCCCAACGCTGCACCCAATAACAACGGGGAGGTGGTGGTGGTCGATAATACACTGGGGGAGGAACATACACCGGACGCGGCTGAACATACACCGGTTGTGTCTGTACATAATAGGGATCTGTTACTACACAACCTGTTAGGGCTGTGGCAGCTGCCAAAATGATTAGAATTCGTTTCATGGTTCGGTCCTTTTGTCCTTTATTATAGCATTTAGTTGATCAATGGTCAAGATTTCTTTGCTCTGCTGGCCACGTTTTGTGCTCGACCTGATCGGTTGGGATTTTGATCCTGATCACGTTTGCGTCGCACTGCTGTGGCTATGGCACTCTTACCACCCGAAGCACGTAAGCTGGCAGCACGACTTTTGCTGAGGCATTTGGGTTTGCCTTCTCCGGGTTTACGATCGCCACATTTGCCAATTCGCTCACCTTTAGTGTTGTATCTATCCCAGCCACCACCGCCTGCGCCGCCGGCCTTGCCTGTGCCAAACCAGTCACGCAGATTTTCTTCGAGGTCTTTGTTCTTGTTACGGCCAGCACAATGTGCTTTTTGGCTGAATCCTCGAGGACTGGCACAGTTGATTGAGCTCTTGTACTTTTGGCTCCACTTCTCAGCAACAAATTCAGTGGCTCTCATGTGTTATTTTTTTGCCTTGTCTGGTGCCTGTATAGGCAGGCTCACAGGGTATTGTGCACATGCAGCAGGATCTCCTTGTCCTGCCTCAGTCAAAAATGCAGTGTCAGCAGGCACCTGTCCTGTGGGACAAGAACACACAGCTATGCCATCTTGACCTCGTACACAGTTCCAGCTGAAACAGTTGGAAGACTTGTTTCCAAGATTGAGACTGCTGGCACAGGCCTGTACCACTGCTCGTTGGTTCCAGGGCCATGGATTGAAGTTGTTGGCCTGTTGTGGATAAAACAGTTTGGGTGCAAACAGACTCCATACATGTTGGCTGTCTGTTGGTTCACAGGTGCCTTTCATGTTGCCAGCTGATGTGTCTGCGATGGCCGAACCGTTAAGTATGGGACAACGGCACTCTACTTCAGGATAAGGCACACCGTTGTTGCCTGTAATGGTTTTTCCTGTGGGCACACAGGTCGACGCTGCACACAAGGCATAGTCACCATTGCACACTGTGAGTTCTGGAGTGGTTTGTGAAAACACTGTTGTGGTAAACAACAAAGTCAAAATTGCCATAAGTTTTTGCATAATATTCCTCAAATCATGTTCAAATAATAATTATTTCTTGCTCTTGTTGCCCCAGTTGGCAGCACCTACTTTTCTGCAGCGAACCAAGGCACCGGATGCATAGGCCGACGGCCATATTTTGTAGCGACCCTTGACCTTGTGATAACAGGCATCTTGCTTTTCCGTGATCAAGTCTTCGGCCACCATTTTGCCACCACAACCTGGACATTGTCCACGATTGACATAAGTTTCTAGACTTTCGTTTTTATTTTTTACGCAGTTTGGATAGCGTTTCCCAAACATGGTCTTCATGCCTTCTTTGTGATAGCCTTTCCAGCAGGCTTCAGTAATTTCTCTAAATCTCATTATGCTTCCTCAACATAGTCAGCGTTGACTGCCTGTTGACGACGGCGAGCACAGTACATTTCGCAGGCCATCACAGCTTCATCCAAGTTCTTGAACTGGCTGGGTGTCTGCCGATTTTTGATACTAATACGGAAGCCATCATCTTCGTTGCCGTGAATTGAGATTTCATGTCCGTCATCTGTGGTGATGGTTTTGACAGGAGGACCCATTTGGTTACCTGCGGGCTTGGCTGCCAACTTGTTGATAAGGTCAGGATCTTTACGAATCTCTTGACCAATGTCGCTCAAGTAATCGCCTAGCTTGGCTTTTAGTTTAGTAATGATATCTTCTTTGGTCACACCTTCAACTGCAACAACAGGCTTGCCTTGCGGCTTGGATCCACGTCCAGTACGGCTGGCTCTTGCACCATCACCGCCGCCGCCAATGTGTCGGCTGCCTAGACTTAGACCCGGATTACGTGGACCACGATTGGGTTTGACCTGTGTGATCTTGCCACCACGTGCCAGGAAATCTTCAACATCATCCTCTTTGACTGGTTTTTGTTTGCCAGCAGCAGCTATTCGTTTGCCTAAGGCTGCCAACTGTTCTTTTGACCACTTCTCGCCTTTATGGCGTTCAGCCATTTTTGCCAGGGCAGCTTGTACAGCAGGTGTGTCTAGTTCGTTGCGTTCTTCCGCTGCACCTTGCTCTCTGATCTTAAGATTCTTTAATAGGTCTGCAGAAGTACCACCAAACATACCACTAAACGCATCACGTGTCTGTTTCTTTGTGTCTGTTTTTTGTTGTTTAGCTACTGCTTTTTTACCAGCGATACCTTTGAGCATCTTGTCAAATTTAGGGTCACCGGTTGCTTCTGCCATACCTTTTTTCATTTTTGCCATTGCATCCTGAGTCTTGTCGTGTGACGCAATAAAATCATCAGCTGACACAGCAACTCCATTTGGGTCACGCTGGTCCAGTCCCGGCATTAGGTCAGGATTCTTGCCTTGTTCGCCTGCGTCCATGTAGTAGCTGATGATCTTTTCCAGCCGAGCCTGTAACGCAGGGCTTTCCCAGAAGTGTGTGTCGATAGCATCAAAAATAGGTTCCCATTGACCCAGGTCATTCATACTGCCCCAATGCATGGTTTTGCCAGTTTGCAAATCCCTAACATCCATTGTGTCAATTTGATAACGCTGGAATCGAGTTTCCATAAAATCTACTGGGCGTATAACAAAGTTTAACTGCTGACCGCCTGGTCCTTGTAACGCTACTTCAAAATCTGTTTCACTCATGGGATCAACATCAGTCACACGCCATGGATTATTGTCGGGATCAAATTCTTCTGACACACCTTCCTCAAACTCACCCTTGACTTTACCTCTTGGTCCAACTTGATGAACTTTGGCGTCTGGATACCGGGCATTGCGATCTTTGACAGCACTGTCTCGATCAGCGTAACTTGCTAATGAGGCTGGCTTACCATCTTTATTGATGTGATAACGGTCTGCTCGCTTTTGTGGCTTGCCTTCCGCTACACCTTGCTGATCATATGGAATACCAATCAAAGTGTTTGTGTAGCTACCTCTAACAGCCTCAACCCTGTTATCTTTAATGTTAAAAGGAATACCGGCTTGTGTTAATGTATCTTGTACTAATTTTTGATCTTGTGGGCCTAACTGATCAGATTTGATAACCAGCATTGTTTTCTTGGCTTGTAGTGTAGTATGAGCCGACATTTGTTTACGTAGTTGCTGAACAACCTGTAATGTCTCTGTACTTACTCGTGCTTGATCCAAGCCTTCCGCCACACCTTCTTTGTCTTGCTTGGCCGCTACTCGTGATTTTTGTTTAGGAATTTGCATACCGGGGCTCACTGAGGGTGCTGGTAATGCTATCGGTGACATAGTGGGTTCTATTCGACCCATGTCTCTGGCAGGTTGATTTAATACAGTATTGGCAGTTGCCTTGCCTAACTTTGTGGCAGTGCGTCCAATTTGTGCTCCAGCAGCACGAGCCAATCCGCTCATGCCAGTGGTCGGGCGTGCTGATTTGCTGTCTGTGCTTTGGTCTCCCTGGTCGACTGGATAGTTAGGTTTATTCGGGACCTTGGCCATTTGCTGTATGGCATCTGTTTGATACACATCTAAAAAACCAATGACAGCATCAATCAATCCACTGCTGTACATTTC